TTTTGATCTTGCCCCAGTTCGCGGCAATCATGCCGACGATAATCACGATGGCCCGAAGCGGTGTCATAAATCCTCCGGCAATAGCAATCAGCATGCCGATCCTCACCGCAATCTCGCCGTTCTCTGAGATAAAACCAATGATGTCATTAAAAAAGCCGATGATGCTTTCTAAAACGTCTGTTATGTCTTTGCTGTGGGTAATGAGCCAATCGAACATAGCCGAAACGTTGTCGGCTGTTGTGTTGCCCAGACGATTCAGGAACAGCGAGAACCGCGCAATCGCGTCCTGCGTTTCCTGCTGTCCCATGAACTGCGTCACCTTGTCAAAGATTTTCGTCAGACCCTCTTGCAAGCCGTAGCCAAGCACGTTCTTGAGGCCCTGCGCGGTCTTGCTCATGCGGTCAAGGCTGTCTCCGAACTTCACGCCGCTGTCGATCATCGAATCCGACATGACCATGCCCAGAGCGTTGGCTTCCTGCCGCAGCGCGTCCATGCCCTCTGTCGTGGTGTTCAGCAGCGGCATCAGCTCTTGCCCGTTGCGCCCGAAGAGCTTTACTGCATCCGCAGACTTTTTCGCGCTGGACGGCAAGCGCTGGAACGCCTTTACGACCGTCTCAAACGCCTGTTCCTGCGACATGCCGCTGAGGGACTTTGCAGAAAGCCCGATGCTGTCAAGCGCCTCCGCAGCTTCGGCACTGCCGGAGAGGATCGCTGCGTTCAGCGTCTTCATTGACACGCCCATGCTGTCAATCGAAGCGCCGGACTGCCCCAGAATGTAGTCCCACTCCTGATACGCCTTGCGGCTCATGCCCAGCGCCTGAGACTGCTTATCAACGCGGTCTCCTGCGTTCGCTGCCGCTTTCGCAAGGCCCATCAGCCCATCAGCAACCCTCTTGATGGCAGCAACGCTCACGACGGCAGCAAAGGCGGTCTTGAGCTTGCCCAGCGTCTTTTCAAGCTTTTCGCCCGCGTTGCGCCCTTTATCCATCGTGTCTTTGGCCTTGCTGACACCGTTCACGAATCCCTTTGTATCGGCTACGAATTTCGCAACCAATGTAAATAGCTCCATCATCGCACCCCCTTTCTCAGCCTGTCGATAATCCCTCCGATGATCTCTTCTCCGGTCTGTTCAGGCTCTTTTTCCGTTGCCGCCCTGCCCGTGATCTCAAGCCACGGCGGAACGTCAAATTCCTCACCCAGCAGCGCCCGCGCGATGTAATAGATCATCTGCGCCTCGTAGTCCGCGCGGTCATCCGCAAGCGCCTCGCGCTCCATGAGTGCCGCAAGCATCGCCGGTCTGCGCGGTACGCCGTAGCGGTAAAGCGCCGCAATTACGCGCTCCTGCCCCCCGCGAGCGACTGCGCTAAAAAATCGCGGAAGTCCTTATCCGCGAACTCCTGCACGTCTGCGATAGTCGCCGTGATCTTCTGGCTTTCGATCTGCTCTGCGGTTTTGCCCGTCATCGCGGAGATGATGCCGTAAACGTCCGCGCGGTGATCGTGACCGATCAGGTAAACAACGGCCTTTGTCAGCAGAAACGCAGTCCAGTCCTGATTTTCCTTGCTGGCGCGGGCCTGTTCCATGTCCGCGAAGATAGCCTTTGCAGCCTTGCCACGCAGAATGTGGTCGATGAAGGGAGCCATCGCGCAGTAAGCGTCAGCGGCCTGTCCTGTGGTCATCTCAGAGAGCTTCATGTGATCCTCCTATGGCAAAAAAGGGAGCGGTTTCCCGCTCCCCGTGTGCCTTACTCTTCCTCTTCGTCGGTGTCAAATTCGATGATCGTGAACGGTGCTTTGTCATAGTCCGTCACCTTGCTCTGAAACGCATGGAACTCAACCGGATACGTGACCTCGCCCTTGTCGGTGATGGTCATCGCAAAGTCAGCCGTATTCAGCGCATTCTTGAGCCAGATCAGGATAAAGCCGCCGTCTGACTTGTCGCCCACCCAGCAAAGGTTTTTGAGATAGTCCTTTTTCTTGATGCGCGTCCGCAGCTCCAGCGTGTGCTTATCCGTCGCGTCTGTCACATCCGCAGAGCCCAGCGCGGTCTTGTAGTTGCTCACGCCGTGCTCAATCAGCGTGGTGGACAGGTTCGCGTCAACGGAATCAACAAACGTATCGCCGACAAAGCGATAGCGAACGCCGTCTGCCTCCACCTGACGCATCTCACGGGTTACGGTAAAAGAGCCGCCGCCGCGCGTTGCGCCGAGGTTCTTTGTGGCATCCGCAAGCGCCGTCGCCAGCGCGGTTCTCAGCCCCGCAGCGTCCGTGTATTCGGACGGATCGAAACCCACAAGAAAAGCTCCCGCGTTCAGCAGGAGCTTTTCGTAAGTCTCTTCGCGCAGCGGAGTGGTCATTCCTGCTACACCCATTCTGTTCTCCTTCCTCCCGGCTTACGCACCGGGCATGTGATTGGAATTGATCTGCAAGTTGATGTACGCATAGCGCACCGTGTCCGTCTCAGTGATGATCTGAGCGGGCGGGTTTTGCAGATATATTCTCAACTTGTGACCCACGTTCGCGCCGCCCGCGCCGATAGCCGCGAGAACCTCGTCGGCTTTGGCAATGACGGCGGCGTTGCCCGTGTCGTGGTAGTAGATTTTTGCGTAGTGCGTCGCCGGGTTCGGGCCTTCGGTCGCCGGAAGCGAATACGTGATATACGGCAGCTCCGCGTCATCCGGGACACTGCCCTCACTGTACGCGGGCAAGCCGAAGCCAGCCCAGAACTTCTGCAGCGCTCTTGCGGTACTAAGCATCCGGCAGCTCCCACCTTTCAGCGCGTAAAAGGCGCATGCCCAGCGTTGAGCTGTCCGGCGTGTATTTGTCCACGCCCGTGTCCGTCACGCGGAAAATCTGCCCGTCCTCGATGCGCTTGAATACGTCGTGGAAGTCCATGTCGAACGCCTTGTCGACGTAGATGCCGTAAGAGCGGGCCACGCCTTGCTTCTCGGCAATCACCGTCTCCGGCGAGCCGTCGAACTCAAACAGCGCGTCAAATTCCACGCCGGGAACCCATGCCGTCTTATAGCCGCCCAGCCCGTCAGCGGTGCGCGTCTTCTCCAGCGTGATGCACTTCTTCCGCATCTCGTCAATCAAGCTCATACGGTTTCCTCCACTGTTTCAAGGCGGCAACGGGAACGCCGTACCATGTGCCGGTCGCAAAGCCGCTCTCGCCGGTCGCTTCCTTGCTGTAGCTGTAGCCGTTGAAGCTCTCAGACGTAAACGGGCCGAACGCCTTTCCAGCGTTGTCCTGCTTCCACTTCGCGGCCTGAACCGCGATGCGCTGCGCGTCCTTTGGGACGAACATCGCCCAGACCTCGCCGGTGAACGTTTCATCGTCCAGCCCTGCGTCGTGCGTGTTGTCATCGTTCTGGATGCGCGTCTCGTTGTACGTGTACACGCCGTCATTCAGTGCGCTTCCCTTGATGCGGAAGCGCTGTCCGGGTACGAGAAAAGGGAGAGCGATTCGCCCTCCCTTGATCTCGTATGTGCCGGAGTGGATATGCTGGACGCCGCCGCTCTGCTCGAAGTAGTTATGGAGCATTGCGCAAAGCTCACTGAGCATCGGCTTTTCTCCCCTTTCGGGCGGGCTTTTCGGCGACGATCAGCGGATGCCCCATGCGGTTGTTATCGCCCGCAAGCTCATCCAGCCGCGCCGCCGTGACGTTCAGCCCTTCACGCGGGTACGTTTCGCCAGCGTGATAAAAGCGGTTCTCGTCCTGCAAGTCGTAAAAATCAACAGCCGCATGGTAAGTCATCTTTTATCAGCTCCCGGATACAGTGATGTTGGCGATGCCGTCCAGATACTCAGCCCACAGGGCCATGCCCATGAGCGCAAAGCTCTCGCCAACCGCCGTGCCGTAGTTGCCCTGAGCATGGAAGCCGATCAGGTTGGTTTCGCCATGTGTTGTGTACTGCAAGCCCAGCTTTGCAAATTCGCTGTCGCCGGGATCAATGTAGTAAAGGTCGATATTCTCAACCGGAGTGGCCAGCACCTTGTTCCGCGCAATCTGCGCCGCAGGAAGCAGGAACAGGGTGGAATAGCCCATGAAGTCCTTGATGTAGTTGATGCCGAACTGCGTCTGAACGGTGATGTCAGCAGCGCCCAGATAATCATAAGCGTCAAGGATATTGGCAAAGCCAACGACGGACGTTACATCCTTCTGGATGGTGGCAAACTTGTTCAGAACTTCGCCCTGCGCCTTTGCAAGCGCGGCTTGCCAAGTCGCCGCCGTGCCGGTCAGGGAACCGGTGTTGAGGAAGGTGTAGAACTTCGCCAGGACGGTGTTCTGCAGCTTCGTCAGGAAAGCGTCATCGCTCTTCTCGACGGCAATTGCCGCGCCGTACTTGTTCACGTCCTCAATCGGAACGGCCTTCGCATACTTCTCAATGTTCAGGTCAGCCTTGGAGACAGGCGTGATCGTCGCCTTGCTGTACGGGATCACCGCGCCAGCAGGAACCGCGCCGGATTCCAGAGCGACATCAGCATTGTATGAGATCAGCGTAGTGCCGGGAGCCTTGCGGATCGGGCGCATGATGCCAAG